GTACATTTAATGTCGGATGTTCCGCAGTATTCCCATTTGTGAAGCGTACAGAAACGGATGCTCCTACCACTTTCGTAAATCCACTTATAGATACTGTTTTTGCTATGACAGACGATGCCGCCGGGCAAACCCCGTAATGAGAAACAGAAGCCGTACCGTCAAAATTTACTCCGTCTATACTTCTTTTTGCATTCAACTTTGTCGCCGACACCGCATTCCCGTCCGAGATCAGAAATTTCCGCTTTCCTGCCGCCGTCCACCCGGACGGCTTTGCCGCAGCGTTATAAAGCTCCGCTATTTCGTATTTCTGAAACCCTTCTCCATTCACATCTTCGCTTATCATTGCAATATTCGTGTGGTAATTGTACGGTCCGCGCTTCATTCCAAAAATCACACGGTCTCCTGCCAGCCAGTACCCGAACGTAATATCCCCGTCACTGCCCGGCGGCGTAAGTTCCGTGACTGCCATGGAAGCGTGATCCCTCGTACCGCACTGAATCAGATACGTCCCGCAGGAAGGACTTGCAATATTGCCGACGCCGGATACCAAAAACGTTACTTCCGCCCTGCCCCCGGATGAAGGAACCGGCAGAGACGCAAACCCGACATAACGGATCTCATTGTTATACGTCCCGGGAATCCGGAGCACATGGCAGTGTTTTATTTTGTCAAACCCGGCGTCTACCTTATCCCAATTTTCGTTTACCGTCTCCACGTTATAAAATTCCTCTTCACTTTCCTTGACCAGTTCCAGATTTTTTGTTTTTTCTGTCATAGCATCACATCCTCCCGAAGTTTTTTATGTGTAAATTCTTTTAATTGCCCATGAGTAAATTTTCCAAGCGTACCATGCCGGTTGTACATCAGCCCCGCGTCGATCCTTATATTACACGGAACGACGGCAGAAAGTAGCTCCTTCACCGAATCCAGCATATGTTTCGATACAAGTTCTACTTTTACTTCCAATACGCCTTTGGCAGCATCCATCTGAAGACGGTACCCTTTCGTTTTGCATAACAGATCCAGCTGTTGTTCTAAAAATGCAACGTTATACGGCGGAGCAAGATTCCACCTGGAAAGAATTCGAAACCTCCTGCTTTCCAGCGAATCGTTGGGAGGGGGCAAAATTCCTAACATCCGTTCCAGTCTTGCCGCTCCCCGTTCTCCGCATGTGACCGGAAAACAATCGTCTGCATACTGTTCGTGACGCTCGCAAAACTTTTGCAGCTCGATCGTCTCCGTACGCATAATTTCCCTGATTTCCCGAAAACCTTTTAAATATTCCGGCAGATAGTCGATCAAGTCTGTCTTTTCTTCGTCATTCATATGCGACACCTCCAAGCACCGGAAGCTCATATACAGAAAAAGAAAGATTTTGATCCGTTCCGTTTAACAGCGTTCCGGTGACATCCAAAATTCCCGGTACGGACAGGATTGCCCGATTGATATTGCTGATATAAACGGTCATGCCGTCCTGCCTGCTCCAGTCTTTTCGTATACCGGAAAAATACGCTTCGATTGCAGCCTCCACCGCTTCTTTACAGTTCTCCCGGTTGTAACCGGAATCGAACGAAAGCTTTGTTTTGATCTGTACCGCCACTTCCTCTACGGTATCAGCCGTAACGATATGCCCGATCGGGGCAAGTCCGTTTCCCAATCCGTTTTGATCCGGATCAAACGCTTCCTGCAGACGCGCGGTCAGCTCGGCAGACGCCCGCCGGAAATTAGAATCCAGCGCAAGAAGCTTTACCGTCCCCGTCCCGTTCCATACCGGAATTACTTTTACCGCGCCTACGCCGGGAAGCGTCATTGCCTTATGTTCATAATCCATCCGATTGCCGCCAAATATATTTGCCCGAAAGGAATCCAGATAGCGCCTGCGAAATGCTTCCGTGTCCTCTTCCTCTTCTCCGTATATCAAGATTTCCGTAATTTCTGCAGATTCCAGGCCCGCAATATAATCCGCCGGGAGGAGCCTTCCCGAAGAAAGATTTCCGATCTCCCCTGCCGTTTTGCATTCCAGGCAATAGCTTCCGTCTCCCCTCTGCTCCGTCACTCTGTAAATCTCCCGGTCCGACGTAAACTCCGTACCGATTTCTATTTCCACGGAAGCCGGTTTTAGTTCCGCTTTTACCACCGCATGAGACGCCGGGAACGGCTGCATTCCCCTGGACGCCGCAAGCCGGATTAAATACTCTCTGGACGCCGTATCGGCATACGCTTCATCCGCCGTATCCTCCAATGCCGCGTACAAATTTACGATTTCAAGCGCTGCCGGGGCAAGCGCCGCATAGATGGGACTGCTCTCCCTCTTATCAAACGAATCGTCGATGCGCGCAAGCATCCGATCCATCACTTCTTCCAATGTAACTTCTTCTGTCAACTTATCGCAACCTCCTTTTCTCCCGAAATCTCTCCGAATACGGTTTCCACCGTAAAAGCCGCGCGGACAACTCCTCGTTTTCGGATATCAAACGTAAAATCCCGGACGCCGGCAATACGATCGTCCTGCGTCAGCGCTTCCGTAATCCGCCGTTTTAATTCCGGCAATACATAACTGATAGGTTCTCCGAACAAATCCTCCAATTCTACGCCATATTCCCAGGAATAGATCAACGACTCGTACCGCTCGGTATTTAAAATACAGTAAACCGCCTGGCGAACCGCTTCCCTTCCGTCCGCAACTCCCCGGACCTGTCCGCAGTCCGGATGTAATTTCCACGTCTTTGACGCCTCTTCTTCCACCTCATATCCGTCCGATAAATCAAAAGGGATCCCCGAATCTCCTTCGGCAATCCCTGTAAAATCTTCCGATAATTCCGGCAGCATTAAAACACCCCCAATATAATATATTTTTGTCCGCCCTGCTGGCGGAGCAGCACGACATGGTCCTGCTTCGCCAATCCGCCCGTATCCCGGCACTGAAGTATCTGATTTTTGCCCAGCGTAAGCTTTGGGCTGATTTTTACCTGCAGGGGAGCGGTGTCTGTTACCGTTCCCGTACAGACTGCAACGGGTCCGGCTGCTTCGACCGCTTCTGCCGCCGCCTGCTTGATGAACTTCAGCAAATCTTTTGCATCATACACTGAAATCACCTCCCCGCAGCGTCAAATCCATCCAGTGCTCATGATCTTTGTAAACATGCTTGCATTTCTCTACCAGCATATACTGCAGTATTTTTTTACGGTCAATCTTTAAGGAAACGACGACCATAGAACCTGCGCGGACCCTCTGGTCTCCGACCGCCTGGCTGACGCTTAAATTTTTCTTCCGGGCATTGTACAATTCCAGCAGCGTATCCGCCTTTACTTTACCGTTTTCTCCTTCCTGCAGCTTCTCATAGTACTGCAGTACGCCCCATGCATTGATATTTTTTGTGCTTTTGGCAATATACATTTCCCTGCATCCCGTCTGATTATTGTCATAATAGAGTTTAACCTGATTATAAGTGTCGGAATCAACACTTGCCGTATAGTCGTATTTCTGCCCCGTATCCCGGTCGATGACGATATTTACCTTCATGTTCCCTATGCTTTTTAACGCAATTTTTCCAAAATCATCGTAGAGGACGTACATCTTCCCTTTATTTACCATGGTAAGGTCCTGTGCGTTTGCAATGATGTCAAATAAAGTCTGCCCGTCTTCTACCCGGGAGGGAATGACATATCCGGTTTGTTCCAGTTTTCCTTTCCGTAGGGAAAAATCCGTTAGAATCCGTTTTACCACTTGCGTCAGCGTCTTATTTTCATACACATACGTATCCTTATTTTTCAGATACCGAAGCTGGTCGTACGCCGTAACGGAAACGATGCCGTCGCTGTCGATTTTCCTCGTAAAAATAAATCCGTAAAACACTTTTTTCCCCTTATATTTAAAACGCACGGCATTTCCTTCTGTAATTTTCAGCTTTTCATCCTCCAAAACCCGAAAGGTCAGCTGGCCCGGACTTCCGCTTCGCTCCGTCGTCCATTCGATTCCTTCCTGCACTGCGGGACAATATACTTTTTTGCCGTTTTGAATGATCAGCTCTGTCTCCATCCGCATCACGCTCCTAACTGTAATAATTTACCGGCACAAGCACTTTTTTTCCCTTTTTTAATTTTTTTGATTTTTTCCACAGCGCTTCAGCTCCCCTTTTTGACGCTCCTGTTTTGCCGTTTGCCTTTGCAATGGCCTTATACAGTTCTCCTTTGCCATAGACCTTTTTTGCCAGGTTATACAGCGTCATGGTTTTCGTCAGTTTGATCTCATAACAGTTATTGATCATTGGGATCGCTTTTTTGTTCGGATCCTTGATATGGATCCCTTTTGTGCTGCGCAGCTTACCGATGCTTAGTTTCTTTTTCTTTTTTACTTTGCACTTTTTTGTTCCGTAACTGCGGTATTGTTTCAAGGAAACGGAAACCAAAACGTCGGTTCCGGTTTTTTCCGCATCTTCCACGATAGAATATTCCTCCAGGGAACAGGTCAGATTCGTATCAAACGGCATGCTTCCGTCCGGCAAAACCCTTGAGACAATAAACTGGAACGCCTGCTTTGTTGTTTTCAGGCGTTCCAGCTCTGCAAGGTAAACGGATGCTTTTTGAAAACCGTTTTTATATACGGCAAACGGATATTCGGTATTCGGAAGCAGCAGCTCCAATTCGATTTCCGTTAATCCCGGCGCTTTTAACGCATTGATTTCCCCTTCGTTCATCAGGCAGTACGTTTTGTTGCCATTGTTTATTTTTAACGTTAATTTCCCCGGCGTTACCGGGAGCAGCATGGTTCCGAGATAGACGCTGTATGACATTAAATATGCACCCCCTCTGCCGCCTGGGACATTGCGTCGGAAACGGCTACTGCCAATCCGTTCACTACTCCGTCTATATCCATCTCGGAATTGATATGATTTTGATTGGTCATTTCCACTTTGATACTTGCGGTTGTAAAACGATTTACCGTATCCCGTTCGGCAATATCCCGCAAATATTTTAACTGTTCATTCGTAATATCCAAAGCATCTGCCATAACGGCTGTATTTTCTGCTGTCTGCCCGGTATTTACCGCGGTTTGGGCGGCGGAACTGTCCATATTTGTACCAACATTTCCAATACCCGATCCCATATTTCCAGAATAATCACCCACAGAATTTTGATATTTTTTTGTAAGATCTCCTTTATCTTCAGATAATCCTTTAAAAACCCCTGATATTTTATTAGATAATGCATCTCCTGCTGCCGCTCCCGCATTGAATGCATCTGATGCCCAACCATCACGAAACGCATCAAACGTATGAAATCCCTCTTGAAAAGCATCTGTTACACTCGTATACTCCTCTTTCTTTGCCTGCTCTTCCTCTGCTTTTACGGCATAATCATTTGCTGCTGATTCTATGCCAGAATAATCAAAACTGACAAACGGAAGTTTGTTAAGGGCTTCACAAATTCCTGCTACTGTAAATAATGCTGTAGACAATAGACTATAAAACCACGACTTTACAGATACAACCGCGTTATGAAAAGCTGTCATCATATTTTTGCATAATGCTGAAATGGCATTTCCAATCCCAAGTGCTATATTGGCTACAAGCATCCCTAGATTAAAAAACGCTGCATTTACTAAAAATATACATCCCAGAATAATTCCAAATCCACTACCAGCTGCTCCTGTAACTTTTGCAATTGCTGAACAAACCGAATATATAATTGAAATAAGTAAGATTAACCCTATAACAATCAACATGAAGGGATTCATACTCATTACAGCATTACAAATCCCCTGTGCAACTGTAAAAAGAGCTGTTGCAATTTTGCCAGTTTATTATGTGATAGCTATGCTTTATATTTTATTGTTAGGAAAAGAAACATATTTACAGAATATTATACTTGCACCAGTAGAGATTTTAGGTATACAATCCATGTTTTCTTCTTTATTTTCTGTTTCCCATAATGATGGAACATGGTTTATATCCTGTATAATATCTTGTTATGCTGTTTTTCCTTATATTCACATATGTGTTAAACAGTTAGATAAAAAAATAAAATTATTATTAATTATTATATTTGCAAGTGTATTATTTTATTCTCCATTAGTTGTAGAAATATTTAATACTATGTGGATTTATGATAATCCATTTTTCAGAATTTTAGAATTTATGATAGGTGTATTTTTAGCATCAATTACTCTTAATATCGAAAAAGAGTGTATACTTACAAGAATTTTGTTTAATAAAATAGCTATAGTAATTGAAGTAGTAGTGATGGTTGCAGGAGTTACTGTTGCATATTATTTAAATATATCAAGAGATAATTATATGTTATATTCATGGATTTGTTTGCCAGCGTTTAGCTTAATACTTCCTGGTTTGGCATATACTGAATGGAAATATATAGGAAAATCAAGAGTACTTGCCTTTTTCAGTAAAATATCATATTGTTTCTTTTTAGCACAATATTTTGTCTGGCCAATAATAGGATTAATTAAAATTAATAATAATATTATATGCATATTTTATATATTTATATTATGTA